TGAGTATCAGATAAGAGGACAAAAAAAAGACTGGGGATCAACCCAGTCGCATTGACGAAAAGAAAGGAACAGTGGACAATCCCTGTGCTGTGTTCATTCTCACGAACCAATCAAAGTTCTTTTGAAACACACAATCACCGGATTCTCCGTGCTCTGAAAGAATCGCATTGAGGCGAGACTTAGTGGTGTTTGATTGATGACCACCATCAAACAAACGAATGAAAGCATCACCAATCTCAGCAATCAGATTGTTATGGAGATAAACACGAGAGACGCAATTTTCCTGCACATACTCTACACGAGTGTTTGCAGATTGCCAATCCTCACGATTAAGGATTGCGGTGTTCATCTGGGTTTCAATCTTACGCATGTTTGAAGGGTGTTCCCTTGACGACTCCATTAATATACACGGGATCTGGGTCCGGTGGGGGACTCCTGTGCCACTTTTTAACTGTCACACCAGAATTCGTCAAGGGTTACCGGTGGGTTATGGTTCTCAAATTCATAATGATAATTCAAGGCATCTGCACACACAAAATGTGGATGATCGGTCGAAACACCCAGTCTATTGCACATTTCTGCATGATTATCTGCCATTAATTCAACACCAAAGAGCATATTGTCGTTGATATGTGATAACTTATGATATTTCAATAATTCTGTCTGCAATGCCAGTAGGAAGTTCCCAGACCCTGCCGAGGGATCAAGAAAAGTAGAGTTCTCATTCTTCAGGATAGATTCAGGGATCTCTGATACCATCTCAGCACAAAGTTCTGCCGGTGTGAATACCTCACCAGTGGCATCAATACGTTCATCAGACCTGACAATATCAGATCCTACGTTTTCATTGTGCTTATTCTTAGACATATTGCTCTGCTACAATGCTTCTAAGATTATCCCAGAAAATTACGTTATTGTCCACACGCCTTGCCATTTCCTTGTAACTAATGCAATGCACATTTGCCATAGCATGTTTAGGATGGACACCCTTACATGACGTGACAATAATCACATTCTTACCATTATATTGCAGACCTTCGTTGATAGTTGCATCTGCTGCAACGTTACTGATGTTGTCGTCATTTGTCAGGTACTTGTTAGGATCTGCCTTGAACTTACATTGAATGACATTAGGTTTACCATCTAATGTTGACAGTCCACGTCCATCAATACCCCTGTCATATTCCAGGTTTGGTTCATAATCAGCAGTATAAGTTAGAGTGTGATCACCATTGAAAAACTTGAAGAAGTATTCAACAAACCATTCAAATCCATCACCCATGAATGATAGTGGGTCATACAGATCAGGATCCTGTTGTTTACCAAGATTCACCAACTTCCTGAAGAATGTTGACAGTTTGTTCTCTGTAATCAGTGAGGAGAGACCCTCACAATCATAACCAAATGTGTGCTGAAGTTTCATGATCAGGAGAGTTGAGATTGAATGTAGGAGAGTTGTTCAGAAGTCAGAACTTCTTCAATGGGAGCATTAGGAAAGTTTGAAATAAATCCACTGATTCTACCACCGACCCTCATTTGTTCAAGAATCCAACGATAAACAGGATTGTCTAAATTGTTCTTCATTTGTTGTGCAGATTGTTCTGAGTCATGTTCAGCAGTGAGCATGGATTGATCACCCACAAGATCGGCAGAGCAATGAATATCATATACCATCGGTTGATACATGACGGGAATCATGACCTTTGGAATACCATGAGTGACCCACTTTACAGAAGAATATTTAATCTTACCATTCTTGACATATGCATATGGATGTTCATCATCTTTATCAATTTGCCAGTCTCTTGCTTTCTTATCTGCATCTTCTTTGCTCATACCATTCTTCTGCAAATACCTAGAAACTAGGCGAGCATCAGCAGTATTTTGAAGTGTCGTGTTCAGTTTTTCACCATCATATTTGATGAGTGTTTGAAAAATACTGTTGAACATTTGATCATCAAAGATCTTCAATGTTTCATCAGTGTCTACACTTTGTTCACCATTTGTGATAGCAATGTTACCACCAGTCACACTGTTTTGTGCAACCCAACGACAAATCTTTGTACCAACTTTAGGGAAGAATTGATTTACATTAGTGACCACATTCTTCAGGTCAAGTTTACGCTTACTACCAAGAATCAACTTAGTATAAGTGTCACCACCATTCAGAATGTTGGTAGGAGTGATGAATGAAAGGATACCATTATCTTTCAACAGTTTAACACTGGCCTCTGTAATCTTCCACCAGAGAGCACCAGTGCCAGAACCTGACAGGTCTCCGTTACCATCATTTGATTGATAAGGAGGATTGGCAATGATAACATCAAACTTCATATCACACCTGTTGTAGTTGTTCATGGGAGGGACGTAGTATTTAATACCACTCTTTTCACACACTGCTTTGACTTTATTGTAGTATTGTTCCTGTGCAGATGTCAAACCACGATGATCATTCTCAAGAAGAACAATGTTAGTATAACCTGCTTCTTTGAGATGAGTAGAAAGAATCAAGAAGGCATCAAACACACCAATAAGTGCATCTTTAGGGACATCCAATTCTTGAATCATTGCAAGAGCAAGTTCATCAGGAATAGGTTGACGACCATCAACAGGTTTGATACCTTTGTTGAAACTATCTCGGAACTTAATCCGTGCTGCCTCAAATTTACTGATCATGGTTGTAGTCATGTGAGGTGCGTTCCTTTGACTCTTTTAATATACAGGAAAACCATCCCCTGTGGGGGGATGGTGGACGGTTTGACCAACTGGCACATCAGAAGGAAAACTCTTCCTCATCCTTTGTCAACAATTCTTGCAAAATGTTATTGTGCTCAAACTCAATGACATAATCAGCAATACGACGTTGCAGTTCATCAACATCAAGATCTTCTACAATTTCGTCCTCTTTACCACGTCCAGATGTTTCACTAAAGATCTCAGATACTGGCACACCTTGAGTGATAAGTTGGGTTACGATGTTGCGGATGAGTTCCTGACTCTCATTGGTGTTAGATTCGTGCTGGACGATGGTAACAATGCCATACTTTTTGCCCGGAGCAGTACGAATCACGCGACCCATTGATTGTGTTGCAAAGATGGTGGAAAGAGTGTTGCGGAGGAACACCACACCAGTAAATGCTTTAACATCAATACCTTCACCAAGCATTGCATAATGCAAAACAATCAGTTTCTCATCAGGATTGGCACCAAGTTCATTCAAAGTCTTGATAAAAGTGCTCTTATTGACTTTCTTATCACCATTCACATATCCTTGATTGATAGAATCAATGGACAGGACTTTGTAACCCTTAGATGATGCCCATTCTTGAAGTCCACCAGCAAGCAAATCGTGGATTGCTTGAGTTCCCTGAGTGCAGAATAGAATCTTATGATTAGAGTGAGTGTGTTCTGTTTCGTAGTGATCAACAACCTCTTTGATTGTCTTGAGATTAACAGAAACCTCATCCATAGTCTTGAGGTCAGCATCACTCTTAAGAAGGTGAATCAGAGGTGAAACGATAACACCTTGCTTGACAAGATTAGAGAACTTGACATTAGCAATCTGCTCACCATATACAGTCACATTATCCATACCAGGACCATCAACACTGCGAGAATTAGAATAACGCGGAGTTGCAGTGAAGAAGTAATTTTTCTCAGCATGATTGCTGAGATACTTTACAGCATTGAAGTGATCGGATATTGTTGCATTATGTGCTTCATCATAATATACAGCAGACACAGGAATCATAGAGGAAACAATACGTTTCAGACTGTCGTAAGTTACAAACAGAATCAGAGGTTTCTGTGCTTTTTGTGCAATGCGATAAGTATCACGAATCTCATCAACTACAGTAGTTGGAGGTTTAGCAGGAGTCATTCGAAACCTAAGTGGTTCTCTCTTGCGTTGAAATGTTTTACCCTCAGAGGAAATCTGACGGTACATAAAGTTTACATCAGAGAGATGTTTGTCGAACTCAGTGAACAGTTGTTGAGAAAGTAGCAGTTGCGGAGCAACAACAACAATCACATTTCCTGGTTGCATAAACCGACGCGAATCGGTGATCATGGTGAAGGTTTTACCACCACCAGTCGGGCAAGAAATAATACCCTTAGAGTTAAGTTGTAGCGAATTAAGAATGTCTTGCTGGTGAGGATAGAGATTCATCAGTGCGATTTGTTTGACTCTTTTAATATACAGGAAAACCATCCCCTGTGGGGGGATGGTGTGCCACTTTTTAACTGTCCACTCCCTCTCTCATTTGTTTCACAATTGCACTCAAATCATCTGCAACACTACTCATTGCAGAACGTGAATAACCTGTTGCAAAAGGATAACCTTT